TCCAAAATGGAAAAAAAAACGCGACAAATACAGCGCTAGTACCTGTGTGGATTGCGGGAAACCGCTCGTCTGTCGAGGGGAAGACGGGCATTTTTACTTTGTCGGAAAGAGAATCGAGTAAAGGAGGCGCGGCCATGCCTCTCAAACGCGGTTCATCGAAAAAGACAATCAGCGACAACATCAGGAAGTTGCGAAGCGAAGGCTATCCGCAGAAACAAGCAGTAGCTATTGCACTCAACAAAGCCGGCAAGAGCCGGAAGAAGAAATAGCGGGCCGAGCGTGAGACTCGTTCGGCCCACACTCCTGCACCCATAAGGGTGCTTTTTTGTTGCCCATCGGCGGGGCTAAACGCCGCATCGGTCAGACAAGGCCGCCCAAATCATCCCGGTCATCAGTCCCGGACAAAGACTGCATTATCGTGGGCGACACGGAAAAACGCAAGGAGGTAACACGCATGAATTACCCGATTACGCTTGATCTTCAACTTTTCTCCGAGCAGTCCGTCACCATCGACGGCCAGACGTTCGAGATCGAGGACGATTCGGTTTCGGTAGGCGGACAACCAATCGAAACGGAAGACGGCGGAATCGAGATTCCGGACGACGAGCCGGAAGAAGAAGTCGAAACCAGTGAGGTGGAAGACGATGGCCTGCAAGAAGAAGGGAACGACGCTAGCGAAGATGACCGGCAGCAAGCGGAAGTAACGCAAGAACCCAAGGCGGACAAAAACCCGGCTGCGGCTGCGGCGATGGCCGAGCGTCGCAAGTGGCAAGAGCGCGTAAAGCAACTCGAACGAGAAGCCGAGATCGCGCGGAAGGTCATGCAAGCGGCCGGCGTAACGGACCCTGAGGAATTCCAACGTCAACTTGACGCGATTGAAGCGAACAAGTACGTCGAACAAGGTCTGGATCATCAAACCGCGCAGATGCTTGTCGCGCAACAACGCCAGCTTGAGCAAATGCAGCGTGAGCTTCAGCGGCAACGGTTCGACGTTGAAGCGGAAGTCCTCAAGAAAGACCCGTTCTTCGCGGACATCGAGGACTATCGCGAAGACCTGGAACCGCTAGTGCAAAAAGGTCTGACGCTCCAACAGGCGTACATGGCGCTTCGTGGTCCCGCACGCATGGAGGAAATGAAGCGCGAGATCGAACAGCGCATGATCGCGGATCGCACGAAAAAACAGTCGGCCAAAGTCGATACCAGCGTAACCGGAGGCGCGGCGAAGAAAGGCACGAGGGTACAACTGACGCCCGATGAACTCGCCATCGCCAAACTCGCCGGCATGACGCCGGAGGAATATTTCAAGTTCAAGAAACAGTGAGGTGTGACCTATGCCGAGAAGGCTTGTTTACAAAGGTTCTCTCAACGGAACCGGACAAATTCTGAGGGAGTTTCCGGTCGCCGCGAGCCAAACCATCAAACGCGGTGACATCGTGGTGCTGGACACGGGCAAAGTCAAAATTGCAGCTGATGCGGCATCGGCCGGCACGGTGGTCGGGGTTGCGGACTCGGACATCGTGACGGGCGCACAAGTCAGCGCAGCGGATGTTATTCTCGTCGATATCAATCCGGCGTCGATCTTCCGTGCGCCGTACACGGGCAGCGCAACGCCGGCCATCGGGGTCAAATACGATCTCGGCGCTGCGGCGTATGAGTTCGATGCAGACGACTCGACGGGCGGATTCATTCAAGTTGTGGGAAATGTGGACACGGTTGCGAAAGAGGCGGATGTTCTGATCTGCAACCGCGTATTCACGGGCAATTAACGGGGGTGTGATACATGAAGCTGACCAGAGACAATTTTCAAGAACTGCTGACGCCTATTCATAAAAAGATCATCGCAGACGAGTACCAAAAGGTACCGGAGCAATTCCCGCAAGTCTTCACCGTGTTCGACATGCGGAAGAAAGACGAAACTTTCCCGCACATCGGCGCATTCGGCCTGTGGGCGGAAAACACCGAAGGCAACACGATCAACGAAGACCAAATCAGCGAAGGTCCGACGGCACGACTCGAAGCACGCCGGTTCGACAAAGGTTACACGGTGACGTGGGAACTGACGAAAGATGACCTGTACGGCGTGCTGAATGGCCGCGGCAAAGACGGTTCTGCGCAAATGCTTGCCCGTGGTCTGCGGGCTACGCTGGAAACGGAAGCGGCAAACGTCATCAACAACGGTTTCACCCAAAACGGTTATGACGGCGTTACGCTGTTCTCTAGCGCTCACCCGCTGGCTGACTCTAGCGGTGTCGGCGATAACCTGATTTCGGGCGAACTGACGCCGACCAACGTAAAAGACGGCATGACGAAGATGCGCCAACAAGTCAACGAAGCTGGTGTGCTGATTCAATCGCGGGCAAAACAACTGATTGTCGGCCCGGAAAACGAGTACACGGCTTACGAAATCACCCGTTCGACGAATCAAGCGCATGAACTTTCGAACACGGCCAATGTGATCGAAGGCCTGAAAGTCATCGTGCTGGACTACATTGACGACAAAATTTGGGTGCTGCGTGACCCGAACATTGAAAATCTGATGTTCGGTTGGCGCGAAAAGCCGTTCTATGATTCGATGCAACTGCCGAAGTCGGTAGACTTCTTCATGTTCGGCTATACCCGGTTTGACGTTGGTGCAATCGACTGGCGCGGCCTTGTCGGCTCGACCGGAACGTGAGGTGAAGCATAATGGCTGGCGTACCGATTATCCTGCATGACGGCCAAACGCTCTTTTCTCACGTCATCAACGCCTCCGTCACGATTGACCCGCCTGCTCTCAATGACGGAGACAGCGCAACAGCCGAAGTTACGGTCACGGGTGCTGCACTCGGCGATTTCGTGATGTTCGCCCCGCCGTATGATACGCAAGGTGTGACGGTGACGGCCACGGTATCGGCTGCGGACAAGGTTCGGTTCGTGTTCACCAATAACACCGGCGGCGCTGTTGATCTGGCGGAAGGCGAATGGAATGTCAAGGTGCTTCGCTGATGGAATGGACGATCAAAAGGGCGGGTCAAAAACCGGTCGTCAAGAAGAGCGCCAAGAAGATTCCTCATGTGCCGGCGCAGCAGGAGAATGAGAAGATGACGAAGGCCCAAAAAGAGGGTGTGCGCCTGTGGAACCTGATGCGTGACACGCTTCTCGAAAACGGGCTGATGGAGGACAAGTAGAGGGGGCTAATACAGCTCCCTCTTTTTTCGTAAGGAGGGGTTATCGTGGGGGCATACCATAACGCGCTGATTACCGTTCTGCCGAGCGAGGCGAGAACGCAGTCGGTCAGTAGCGAGGACTTCGAAAATCTCCACTATCGCGGGGTAAAAGTGGTGGTTGATGTTTCAGACCTGTCGAATACACCGGACATCACCGTTTCCATCGAAGGCCATGACCCGGTGTCCGGGAAGTATTATGAGATTCTTAAGAGCGCATCCATTACGGCTGCCGGCACAACGATTCTGACGGTTTATCCGGGGATCGAAGCTGTATCCAATGTATCGGCCAGTGATGTGCTGCCCAGGTATTGGCGCGTGTCTGTCGTGCATGACAACTCGGACAGCATCACCTATTCCATCGGCGCGACCATGATCCTGTGAGGTGAGTTAAGATGCCGACGGTAAGCGAGCTGATGTCTCGTAACATATCCAACGCGATAACGAATGTTAAGACATGGAAAGGTATCATCTTCAATGTAAAGGATTATGGCGCTAAAGGTGATGGGGATACCGATGATACGGATGCTTTTATCAAGGCTGTCGAAGCAGCGAGAGAATTCGGCCAACCAGCATATGTACCGGCGACCAATCCGTATTACATCGTAGATGTGGACAAAGTAAACATTGAATACTTGAGTGGTCCGGGCGTTATCCTCTCTGCCAACGGAGCCATGATCTCACTAGATGGAGCGCTCGTAAACAGAAATAACATCGTCCAGAAAAAGATGATGGAGCCGTTTTTCGGATTCGATAACGGTTTTACCAACACGCAAATTTATCCTGGTGCCAGATTGGCGATGCAGGGGATTACGGTTCTGGACGTGAACGGGAAAACGAAACTGTTTGTCGTCCAAAGGTGCCAAGGATCAAACTACGCATCGAACGAAAGATGCCGGATCGTCGAATTCGATCTTCTGGGAGATGGAAGCGAAGTTCAACCGATTGCTTTCTCAGAAGAACTTGACCTTGGACACGGACAAGACGTTGGAGGCCTCGTAATCAACGGGGAAGTGTATCTCTATACCTATATGGCACATGGCGGAGTGTTCGTGAATGGCGAAAGCGGAAAAGGTTTCTCGCGTGTTCATTGGAGAGGTTCCGCAACGTCTCAAGCGGATGTTAAAACGTATCAACTGTTCGGAACGTCCACAAGCGGTCACCGGTTTTCTTTGTTCAATAAGTCCATGATCGGACTGACTCGCGATGGAAAATACGTCATTGTATGTCCAACGCGGGAAATGGATTCTTCCCGTCACATCTTTTTGTACGACCGCGAGGAAGTAGAGAACGCATCAAATCCGATGGACGTTGAACCCTCTATCATATGGGTAATCGAACACATGCCGGCGAACAACAACACCGCCATTCAAGGTATAGACGGTGATGGTAAGTACATCTACATTTCCTATGGATATACTCAACCGTTTGGATATCATATCATCCAAGTCTATGACTACTTCGGAAATCTCATTCGTCAACTAGAGATTGACGATGTACGGGCGGAATACGGATATGCTGGATTGATGAATCATCCGACACTTGGAACCCCTGTTCAGATGGAGCTTGAAGGACTCGCGGTGTGGGGGAAGGAGATCCTTGTCGGGGTACTTGACACATGGAGAGCGACGGGTGATGTCGTTACTTATGAAGGTAGGACTTTCGCGGCCATGTCGGATAACCAAGGGGTTTATCCTCTTGACATCTTTACATGGGTTCCTTCGGCCAAAACATCCGGAGGTGAATGGGATGTAAACACATCCTACACAATAGGGAACTATACCAGGAGATCGAAGGTTATCTATTCAATCCGCGAACCTTTCGGCGACGAAGGGGAAGAACCAATCGATAACGGAATCATTCCGCGCACTGGTAGCGGTTCGGTAAACCTTCGTGGCAGCAATCCCGATATTCTCGTAAAGTATTTGGACGGATTTCAGATCGCTTACTGGAACGATAATCTCGAAAAATACCTTTACTTGCTCCAGTACACAAACGGCAATACGCTTATAATCCGTGACACGAATCCGGGTGCCGACAACTCTCACAGCGGACGCATTCTGGTGCAGTTTTCCGATGGTCGCGAAATTTTCGGATTACGCTCGAAGGACGGTCTTACTACCGGTGCCGGAACCAACTACTACGGCAACAATGACTCTAATTTTGCCGGATGGATACGAGATTTCACGAATAATCTGCCTCGACGGGAAACAACCGAAAACGGTGAAACAACATTTAGATCGAGTTCGGGTTACATTCCTCTGATGGCAGACCGTCCGGATACCGGTCATATATTGGGCGTCAAACGAAATGGCAATCTCGGACTGTCAGTCTACATGTCCACAATTAACGTCACACTAGCAGGAATGAACGGACGGGCAATCCATCTCGGTACACAAGAGGCAGAAGGAACGCCTGTCATGAGGCTTTCCATTGACAACACGAATGGACATGTTACACCGGGCGCGGACAATGCACAGAACTTTGGTTCTGCGTCGGCACGATGGAAAGAGATATTTGCCGGAAATGGAACGATCAACACATCTGACCGCAACGAGAAAGACCATATCGAGAACATCCCGGACGCTGTTCTGGACGCATGGGCGGAAGTGAATTTCAGGCGCTTCAAGTTCAAAGATGCCATTACGGAGAAAGGCGAAAACGCACGATGGCACATTGGTCTAATCGCGCAAGAGATCGTTGAAGCGTTCCAACGGCACGGCCTCGACGCTACAGAATACGGCATTGTCTGTTACGACGAATGGCCGGAACAACAAGAAATATGGGAAGAACACACCGACGAAGAAACAGGCGAGAAGATTCGCATCAAAGTGCAAGACCATCGGCCGGCCGGTTCCAGATGGAGCATCCGACCGGATGAATGCCAATTCCTTGAAATGGCCTTGATGCGGAGAGAGCTTGCGAAATTGCGGGGTGGTTCGTAATGGCGACGATTCAAGAGCTTTTGAACACTATTGATACCACGTACCGCAATACGTATTCGGTCGCCCAAAAAGTCGAATGGATGGATACGGTTCAGCGTCAAATCTTCCAAACGGTAAGACATGAAGCTGAACCGTATATCTTTCCTACGGTGGAAGGGATGTCATTCTATCCTCTCCCCGATGACTGCGATCCGATGGGAATCAAGCAAGTTACTATCGAAAAGTCTCCTGGAAGCGGCACTTACCGCGATCTTCGGTTTGTCCCGGTGGAATCGAACGAGCGATTGGATGCGACGGAAGAATTTTATTCCATCGCCGCAAATCAAGACTTGTACATCAACCCGATTCCAACCGAAGAAACGGCAGGCAGACAAATTTATGTTATCTACAATAAACGTCCAAAGCCTCTTTCACCCAACACCTTGAACCAACGGCCGGACCTTGAAGAAGACTTTCATGAACTGTTGGTATTGGGTGTGTTGGAAAGAATCGCACGGGCGCGCGGGGAAATCGACGACAAAAACATGTTCGCCGGCGACTTCAACATGCTCTTGCGCGAGTACAAAAACATGTACAAGCAAGTGAAACCGGAGTACACGCAAATGATCGACAATCTTCCTCGCCGGAGAGGACATGTCCATGTCAAGCGCCGGCATAGCGTACCGTATAGCTGGATTCCCGGCATAGATTAGAGGTGGTCGTATGGGGGTTATCGTCAGATCACGTAACAAAAGAATCCGGGGAGAAAACAATTTCTCCGGGGGCATCAACACCGGACTTGATCCGTTCGGGATCGGGGAAAACCAATCAACATATGAAATGGGTTGGGACACGGACAATCATCCGTTTCTAGCCACTCCAAAAGGCCGTACAACGCACGGAAGCGCCGGGAGTGGTGCGGTAAACCTTTTGACCGCATTCGGCAATACGCACCTTGTACGGGCCGTTGGAACGTCGTTGCAATACAACAGTTCCGGTACGACATGGACGACAATTTCCGGGACTTTCGCAAACACGGATTGGGACGCCACGAACTTCGAAGTCAACGGCGCGCCGGCTCTGGTGTTGGTCAACGGTACGGATGCCCCTCGGGTGTGGAATGGTTCTTCACTTTCCACGCTCGGGGGAAATCCGCCGGTTGGGAAATACATCACCAACGACACCTTGAGACTGTGGATTGCCAAAGACGACATCATTCACTTTTCCGGGTATCTCGACGCAGAAGACTGGACCAGCGCCGAGAACAGCGGGTTCATCCAGTATTACACGGAGCGCGGCGGCAACATCACAGGCCTTAAAAACTTCTACGGCGATAAGTACGTGTGGAAGAAAGGCAGCATGGCTGTGATTCAAGGGACGAACTATTACAACTTTCAACTAAAAGAGATATCCAATGATGTCGGCTGCGTGTCGTTCAAGACCATTCAAGAGGTCGGGGATGCGCTGTTTTGGCTCGGAGAACGAGACGTGTACATGTTCCAGGGAGGTTTCCCTACTCCCATAGGCGATCCGATCCGGGGATATTTAAACCGCATCAACAGGGCGCAGATTGGCAAATGCTGCGCGATCACGGATGGGATAAAGTATTACCTCTGCCTTGTCCTAGACAGCGCCACAGAGCCAAATATACGGCTTGTGTACGATCCTCGATATCGTATCTGGCGGGTGTGCGCATCGAACGAAAACTATCGGTATTCCGTCCTGTTCAATAATCAAGCCTATGTCGGGAATTCATCGGGCCAAGTGTACCGGTTCAACGATGGTTCATTTACCGGTTCATGGGAGATCATCACCCGGCCATTTGACGAAGGCATTGGAGAGGCAGAGAAGGAGTACAAGGAGCTTCACTTGCAAGGCTATTTCCCGTCTGGAACAACGGTGAGAGTCTACTATTCCACGGACGATAGGGGATCAAACTGGACGCAGATCGAATTTAACCCGGCAACCGCAACCGTGGCGCAGAACAAAAACATGATCATTCCGCTGGACACAATTCCGCTTACGCATTGGATCAGATTCAGACTCACCGGAACCGGTCCGGTCACGATCTACAACATGCAGCGGTATTTCCGAGTCTGCCGGGTGCAGCATTAAGTGAGGTGATACGATGCCGAATACACCGTTTGGGAAGCTTGATCCCGATGCGGATTTAGAAGCGGTGAAGAACTACATCATCCGGCTGGAACGAAAACTGGACTACATCATCAACGGCGGCGTATTGGACAGCCAGAACATGTTTGAGGTCGGCGGTTGGCGCGTGACTGCCGACCAACTGGCGTCCAAAGACGGCGACGTTGGAATGAGTACAGAGGACACGCCGGCCGATGATGTGCGGTTTTGGGCTGGTGGTACAGACAAGAACAATGCTCCTTGGCGGGTGTATGAAAGCGGAAAAGGACTGGCAACGGGGTTAAAAATCCAAAGCTCGACATCTGGATATCCGAGGTTTGAAATTGACCCGGATACTCAAGAAATGACGTTTTATGCGAGCGCTGATAATTATATTAAAATTGGTGCCGCATTATCTCCAACAGGTAATCCGTTCTTATTGCTGCGAGCAATGTCTTATATGTTGCAAATTGTTACGGATATACTTGAGGGCGAAGTTCTTTTCGTTGTAAATGGGAAGTTAGGCATTAATTCTACCGGATCCACAAATCTTTATTCTTCCGAAATAAACATTAGTTCATGGTCGACTTTGAAAGCATCCGGTCAAACCCTGCAACAAGCCCTTGATGCAAAGGCAACAAAAGATGCTTCAACCGGAGCTTCTGGCGCTCACGGACACGGTATCCCTGCGGGCGCGTGGATCAAAGTCTACAACATGAGCGGGGATGAAGTTGGAATGGTACAATGGTCACTTGCTCCTGATCATACCCATAACCAAAACTAACTTTTTGTGGTATAATCCTCCTTAGGAGGGGTGATCAATCATGAAAAAGTTTGGTTATATAATAATCGGCCTGATAATGGGCCTTGTCTTAGGATTATCATCAAGTGCGTTTGGTTCTGAAATAGGCAGTAAGGTAGATTCCTTGGTGACTGTCAAACTGAACGGAGAGAAGATCGGAACCGGAGTTGTCATTGGTGGTACAAGTTATCTCCCGGTTCGCGTCACCGCAAGCAGTTTAGGTGCAGATGTCTCCTATGAGAAGGGGGAAGTGCTTTTGAGCAAAGAGCCTCCTAAAATCTTGAAACCGGAAGGAATGACAGATGCTGAGAGGTCTCGGTATGATTACGTTAAAGGTAGAATCGTCTATGTTACAAACAGAATTAATGAGCTTGAAGGATACTTAGTAAACGTAAATGAACGAATTTCGGAATTCGATAATAGGGTAAAAACATATCGCGGTTACGTGGAACAAGGCGGAAGCACTTATGAACCGTTAGTTATTCAGTTTGAAAAACAAATTGAAGAACTAAAGAAAAACGAATCCGAATACCGCGCAGAACTCGAATCCCTCAAGAAAGAACTCGCGGAACTTGAGGCCGAGAAAGCCGAACTTGAATCCAAACAGACTGCATCTGAATGATGCAGTCTTTTATTTTGCGGAGGTGTCTCTATGGCATCAGTACCGATCACCGATATGGCCGGCATTCGCCAACAACTGAATGCGATGGGGATCGGAAACGAACGGATCGGGTTTGATAAAAATTCCGGTTACGTCACCATCGACGGACAAGCTGCGATCCGTCCGGCTAAGGTAGAGGCGGGTGTATCTTACGCCAATCCTACCGACATCCGAAACCAACTGAACCAGTTCAACACGAATCAGCAGTTGATGCAAATGCAGCGGCAAATGCAGAATTACGGCCAACAACTTCGTAATGTTGAGCAGCAATTCCTTCAACCGCAGCAACAAACCAATCCGTATGATCAGCAAGTATCCGATCTGCTCCAACAAATTCAGCAAATGACGATGAACCAACAGCCCATTGATCCGTACTCTACGCCACAATGGGCTGCCGCACAGGCACAGGCTCAACGCAGTGCGCAACAAGCCATCAGAGGCGCGCAGGAGTCGCTAGGGGGATCGGGACTGGCGCGGTCGTCTCTTGTCACAGACCGGGCGCAGAACATCCAGAATCAGGCGAACGAATACCTTCAAACGCAAGTCGTGCCGCAGATCGTGCAGCAGATTCAGGCCGAAAGACAACAGCAACTTTCGGGACTGTACAACCTTCTCGGGGCGTTGTCCGGCCAACAAGCCCTTGCGGACGAACGCGCAAGAGCCGAAAGAAGCCAGCTTGCGGATGTGCTGAACTACCTGACCGGCCGTGAAGCGCAAACGCGCGATTACGCTTACCGGACGATCCGTGACGCCGTTGAAGATATGCGGTATGACGAGCAAATGGCATATCAACGCGAACGTGATCGGATCGCGGATGAACGCGACAAGCGGAACTTCGACGAAGACGTGCGGAGATTCGGTCTTGAATACGCGCTTAACAAACGTCGTCTTGAAGAAGACATCCGGCAAGCGGATCGTGATTATGCCCTGCGAGCACGGCAAGTCAACGCACAGATTGAAAACATGCGGGCGGACAATGCGCGGCAGGCTGCACGATCTCGACAATCTTCATCGAGCGGCGTGAACCTGAATCAAGTCATCGGAAATATCAATTCGCTTTACACGCAATACAATCCGCAGACAGGGACGCGCACGGTCACGAACCCGCAGGCGATTGAGGCGTATATCCTGAGCCTGAACTTGCCGGATTCCCAGACGGATCAACTGTTGCTTTACTATGGCCTTCCGACCCGGTAGGGGGTGAGATTTTGGCAAGCAAGTATGATGATAGGCGGAAAGAACTTGGATTAAGTTCTTCCAGCGATGCGGGATCAAATTCAATTCTCGGCGATCCGAACAGCAAGTATTACCAAAGGCGCCGGCTGCTATTTGATCCGGTTGAACGGGAGAAAGCGGAACAACGCAAGCAAAAAGTCTACCAAGAAAAGCTTGATAAAGCCGCTGACTTCTCTAAACCTTTGCTTTTGGGGAATGTCGTGCCGCGTCCTGAACCGAAACCTCCTGTGATGGAAACCCAGGAACCGGAACGTCCGAGCGGCACGGAAAGAGTCCGAAACGCTGTGTCGGGACTTCTTGAGAACTTGAGCAAAGGACTTTCCCCGAAAACCGCTGTTCCCGCATTGCAACAAGGCAGAGAGTATGTGCTTGAGTCAATGGATAAGGGCGCA